TTCAAGGTCCTGACAAAGGCGACGACTTAATAACATGCTGATCATAGGGGAGGGCTTTGGCTCTCCCTGTTTTTGTAATGAAAGGCGGTGATCCGATGCTGAAGCGGTACATCGTAAACGGCCTGGAGTACCAGTACGAAGAGGGCACACAGCCCAAGGGTGCTGTGGAGGTCAAGCCGGAGAAGAAGGCGGCGGAACCGCTGAACAAGGCGGTAAAGCCTGCCAATAAAACAAAGGCGGTGAAGAAAAAATGAGTCTTGTAACCATTTGGGGCTACGAAGTCAAGGACATGGACGCCCTGCCCGAGATGCTGGAGACCATCGAGTACGACAGGTTCACCGCGGATAAGTACGCCGGCGACGCAAGGACCGCCGGCAACATCATGGCAGCGGAGGCAGCGATCCGCAATTACTGCGGGTGGCACATCTATCCGTCCCTGCCGTGCGTGCTCAGCACGACATTTTTTGACCGTCGGGTAACACTGGCGAGCGGGATCATCATGATCCAGCTCCCCGCGGCCTATGTGACATCGGTGGAGTCGGTAACGGTCGGCGGCGCACAGTACGACACCTTCGTACTGGACACCAATGGCCTGCTGCGGATCTTCGACGTGAGCCTGTCCGGCCTGAAGGCGTATAGCCCTATCGTCATCGAATATACAGCCGGGCTTCCGGAGGAGCTCATGGCGGGCATCAAGGAGCTGATCGCGCATCGCGTCACGCACGCCATGGCATCGACCGCAGGAGTGCAGTCAGAAACAGCCGGCGGTGTATCCGTGACGTATAACGCGACATGGACTAATAACTCCAGGGCGACAGCGCTGGCAGATGATAACAAAGAGGTACTGGCTCCGTACAAGGTGAGGGGGGTGTTTTAAATGCTTCCTTCATGGTGTACAGAAAAGATCACCCGGCTCCGTCCGGGGGTAACGACCTCGCGCGGGTCTGAAGTCTTTGACTGGTCTGATCCTGACGAGCTTGCGATCTCGGGCTGCAGCGTGCAGCCGGCATCGACGGGGCTGTCTCAGGACGGCAGGGTCCTCGGTATCAGCGAGGGCCTCACGGTATATCTTCCTCCGGGAGCCGATATACGCGCAGGAGACCGCGTCGTGATAGACGGCAGGACCTACGTGATCAACGGTGAACCAAAGGCCTGGAAGAGCGCCACGGGGCGCGTCAGCCACGTACAGATCAATGTCGAAAGGTGGGCGGGCTGATGGGCGTACAGATCACGATACAGTTCAAACCGGAAGGCTTCGCGGAATGTCTGTCCGGTATGTCCGGCATGGTCGAGTCGGAGACCGAGAAGATCGCCGGAAGGGCGAACGGATACGTGACAAAGGGTTCCGGATTCCACGTCGAGATGAGCAACGAGCCGCGATTCAAGGACTCGATGTATGGCGTGACTCGTCCGATCGGGCGGGTAGTAGCAAATGACGCAGAGACCTCGGCCGAAGAGGCCGAGAACAAGATACTGAGTAAGGCGGTGACAGGATGACCATAAACAAATCAGTCGATATTGAGGATGAGGTCCGCACTGCCCTCGCACCGCGTCAGACGGCATACTGCAGGCCGCTCCCCGCAGACTATAGCCTCCCCAACATCCTCGTGACTCAGGTCGGCGGGACTGACGCCCAGACGATCGACACGTTCGAGGTCGTGCTGGACTCCCGCGCGAAGATCGAGGCGGAGGCGATCGACTATCTCAACACGGCAATAGCGATTCTCAAACAAGTAGCGCGGGAGCAGACCACTGCCCTGCGCTATGTTACTGTAAATTCTTCCGGCTCCTGGGGAAATGACCCTGTCAGGCCGGATCTGGCGATGTGCTCGGCGAGACTTTCCATCGTTGCACATCAGCAATCTATGGAGGTATAACTCATGGATGTTAAATTAGGACTTGGTCTTGCGACCGGTATGTTTTATCATGCTCCCGCCGGCACGGCGCTTCCGACATATCCCGCAGAAACCCTCGCACAGGCATGGGTAGCGGTTGGCGACGTATCCGATCAGGGCATCACTCTGACAACTGACAAGAGCACACAGGTGCTCCGCAACTGGGCAAACGTCGTTAAGCGCGTCATTATGACAGAGCACGGTGAGACGATCCAGTCTCCCATCATGGATACCACTGAGGAAGCGCTCAAGACTGTTGTCGGCTCCGACAATGTGACTACCGCTGCAGCAGTCAGCGGCTCCCACGGCGCCCTGATCAATGTCAACCTGTCCGCTGCAGACCTTCCGGAAGAGGAAGCGTTCCTGTGGCTTATGAAGGACGGAGACAGCATGATCGCGATCGGCTGCACACACGGTCAGGTCACAGCTGTCGACAATGTGTCTTTCGCACCCGGCAGCGCTATTAACTGGACGCCTACCATCTCCGCTCTTGGTGATGGATTCCAGATGATCGTAGACGAAGGCGAGTAAGCCTTATTTTCAAAAGGGAGTAAAACGTGGCAGAATTCACATTAAGAAAAAAACCTGCGAAGACGCTCAAGGTCAATATTGGGGAGGAATCCTTCCACATCCCGCTGTCAGGATCTCTGACGCCGAGCGAGATGCTTCCTCTCAATACGGCCAAGGGCACGCAGGAATTCATCGCAAAGCACCTGTCTCCGGAAGTGGCAGAGGTGCTCACGATCGATGACTACAACGCGATCACGAAGGCGTGGATCGAAGCGTCAAACAAGGCGGCGGGTAAGTCCACGGGGGAATGATCAGCCTCGCGAAGCAGATAGAAGAGCATCGTGGGGCAATACAGCACGACCTGTTAGTTAAGACAGGACATGAAATTGAAGACATCGGGCGCTCCCTAAGCTGGGATGCGCTCGGTGCTTTTTTTGCATATATCGAACCCGATTCGGCTCTTATGAGCGAGATCGCGCCGGATACGTACCAATGGTCGAGCCGGTTAAAGACAAATATGATCCTGGCTGACCTTTGGGATCTAATGGCGCAGATCAATGCGAATCTGGTAGCTATAGGATCAAAGAAGCCGGCGAAGACAATCAAGCCTTATCCGAGGCCGTGGAAGAAGAGCCCGGAGGACGAAAAGAAGATCGGATCGAAAGGGCTTCCTCCGGACGAGCTCCACAAGTGGTTCGATAAGAAGAGGGCACAATATCATGCCAGAAATTGCTCAGGCGACCATAACGGTCACTCCCGTCATGGCGGGGGCACAACAGACTATAACTAAAGATTTATCTAAAGCCGCAGAGCCTGCCGGACAGAAGGCGGGCGAAGCGGCCGGTGTTAAAATGTCGGAAGCCATCTCGAAGAAGATGGGGAGCGCCGGCACTGCACTGACTAAGGGGCTGACCGCTCCGATCATGGCAGTCGGCACCGCATCCGTAGCAGCCTGGAAAGAGGTCGACGCAGGTCTCGACACGATCGTGACCAAGACAGGAGCCTCCGGCGAAGCGCTCGACAGTATGTCGCAGATCCTCAAGAACATCACAGGAGACATCCCGACAGATTTCGAGACGGCGGGTGCCGCGATCGGCGAAGTCAACACGCGCTTCGGCGTTACCGGAGAAGCGCTGGAGGAGCTGTCCGGGCAGTTTGTTAAATTTGCAAAGATCAACGACCAGGACGTGTCCGGATCCGTCGATTCCGTCTCGAAGATGATGGCTGGCTTCGGCCTTGAAGCTGAGGACGCGGGCCGGATCCTCGATGCACTGAACACGGTAGGCCAGCAGACAGGCGTTGACGTCGGGACACTGGCTGATACGGTCGCGGCTAATGCCAAGCAGTTCCAGGAGATGGGGCTGAGTGCAGAAGAGGCGGCGGCATTCCTGGGATCTGCATCTATGGCAGGCCTTGACACATCAAATGCGATGATGGGCCTCAAGACCGCGATGAAGAACGCGGCGAAGGATGGCGTAAGCCTTGGCGATGCGCTGTCGAGCTTTGACGAGGTCATGCAGTCCAATGCGAGCGAATCTGACAAGCTCGCCGCAGCTTATGAGCTCTTCGGATCCAAGGCTGGCGCAGCGATCGAGAACGCGGTCAGCAACGGTACATTGAACCTGTCCGACTTTTCGTCATCCCTCGGTGATTTTGAGGGCTCAGTCAGTGACACGTTCGAGGGAACGGTAGGTCCAATGGACGAGTTCCAGACCACACTGAACGACCTCAAGTCTCTTGGCGCTGAGATCGTGGACGCTGCGGGCCCTGCGCTCGTGGACATCCTCGGAGGCGTCGCCGATAACGTGGAGAAACTGACCACTGCATGGAACGGCCTCTCGCCTGAGATGCAGGACCTGATCATAAAAGCGGCGGGGATCGCTGCGGTAGCAGGTCCTCTGCTTGTGATCGGCGGCAAGGTCATCGGCGGGATCAGCACGATCGCCGGCGGGATTGGTGGACTGGTCAGTACGGTCGGCGGACTGGGCGGAGCTGCTGCGGCGGCTGAGGCTCCTGTGGCTGCTGCCGGTGCTTCATTTGGCACGATGGCCGGCGGAGCTCTCCAGATGATAGCGGCAGCGGGCGGACTGCTCATAGCTGCGGCTGCGGTCTGGGTGCTGGCTGATGCGGCTATAAGGATCTCTGAGGCAGGCACGCCGGCGATCGCAGTACTCGCCGGTATGGCGGTGGGAATCGCGGCTCTGATGGGAGTAGCTGCCTTATGCGGGCCCGCTCTCACGGCTGGCGCGGTAGGCTTTATCGCTTTCGGAACTGCGATGCTGGAGATCGGCGCGGGCGTGGCAATAGCCAGCGCCGGGATCGCACTGGTAACAGTCGCGGTCAGCGATCTGGTGCAGACCGTATCCGACAACTCCGAGCAGATCAACAGCGTCGTGACTAATGTCGGCGAAACGGTCGACGGTACGATCACCACGATCAGCGACGGGATAACGTCAGTCATAGATGCCATTTCCGGCGGCGTGGAGGGCGTTCTCGGCGCGGTAGCAGGAATATTCGACAGCATGGGCGAAGCGGCTCTGAACGCTGGCACAGGCTTCGAGAAGCTGACCGGAGCAGTGGTTGGTCTTACCAAAGACACGAACGTCCTTGACCTCGGCGCGTCTCTTGGCGCTACAGCTGACGGCGTGGGCAAGATCACGAAGGCGGCAGACGGGGCCGGAGACGCGGCGAGCAAGATCAAGTCACTTACCTCGGCGTTCAGCGGGGTCAATTCCGCCTCTAATAATGCTTCTAAATCGATCGGCGCTTTCGGGAGCAACACAAGGACCACGATGACGGCTGCGGCGAGCTCGATCAGGAGCGCGAAGCTCGGCTCGACTATGACGAGCGAGATCGGAGAAGCATGCAGCGCAGCACAGACGGGGCTGAACAGATTAGAAGCC